CTGCCACCATGGCACTGCGCGTTAAACACGGAGAGGTCAGCACGAAACTGTGTCAGCATGGCTGTAAACAGCGCAGGTTGCTGTGCGTGGGTGGCGGCGCTCATGTCAAACTCTCCCTGCATCCAGCACACCGCCAGCAACACATTTTTCGGGTTCTTCTGTAATGCAGCTTTGGTGCGCGCAATCAGGTCCTGATATAACGGTTTACCCACACCCCAGCGTGCCGAATCCTGGCTGGCCCCCGTGTCTGCACTGAATGTCCCCTCAGCGCCCTGGGTGAATGCAGAACCACCACGACAGCATGGTACCAGCAGGATCCCCGCGTTATTCGGGATATACGGAAGCAGTTTTTTGGCAATATGTAAGCCCTGGCCGACACAGCCGTACTGCCCTTTGCTCAGGTCTGCCTTCGGATGATTCAGCGTACTCATATCCTGCACATCATGCAGACAGTGGTCAGCCGGGATGATGTCGTTATACGTACAACTCTCTCCACCCGGAGTTACCGTGCTGCGGCGCGCCAGCTGTTTAATGCGCGGATCCGGAGCATCGTAAGAATCCGGTAACGGAAGCCCTTCACCGTAGGCCATGCCGTTGGACTGTCCGGCAAGCACAACCACATAGAACCAGTCCGGCTCAGATGAAGGGCCGACCTGTGGATCTCCTTCAATAGCCACCGCCTGCATCAGTGTGTACGGCGTAATGGCAACCGGTCCGCCATATGGCTGCCAGCCCTCTTTCAGTTTGTGTGTCAGCTTTTCCGCAAGGTCTGACGGCGACGCCGCCCTGACAACATCGTAGTGTTTAAATGCCATGAATCCTCCCGGCCGGGATAATATTGTGAGTAAAATGAGGAGCGGGCTGAAGTCCGGAAGTTACAGGACAATGGCAGAAGAGAGACAACAGCCCGCAATACGAAAAAGGCCGCGCTATTGCGCAGAGTGATTACTGTCGGATATTATTCGCCAGCTGAAATATTACTTCACGTTTTGTTGTTTATTCCTTGCCGCCCGCGTCTCCCTGCGCGGGCTTTTTTTGTCCATAAGAAAGCCCCTCCGGAGAGGGGCTGGAGAGTGGCGCTATGTGCCATTGCATGGTGCCGGGTGCCTCCCGGTGAATTCAGTACCAGCACCTGAATCCGCGATTATCCCATATACCTACTCGCTGATTGCCCCTCCGCACAGGGGGATTCACCATGCCAGTTTCTTTTAACAAACTCCCCGCAAACCAGACAACAGTCAACCGCCTGAATTGTGAGACATTTAAAAAAAAGGCCCGCAAAAGCGAGCCAGGGAAAATAAGTGTGGCGCGTTGTACTGGATTCGAACCAGTGACCGATTGCTTAGAAGGCAATTGCTCTGTCCGGCTGAGCTAACAACGCATGATGCAGATAATGGACCGCCATCGGGGACTTGAACCCCGCGCAGCCAGCTTCGAAGGCTGGCGCTCTTTCCTGATGAGCTAATGGCGGTATGTGATGGTGGCCCTTGCTGGATTTGAACCAGCGACCTGGCGATTATGAGTCGCTCGCTCTCACCACTGAGCTAAAGGGCCGGAAGCAGAATAATAATGGTGCGTAATTAATTCTGCAATCTCATCCGTTTCAAACGATTAAATCCTGAACTTCCCTGACTGTCTGCTCAAAACGTCCGGTCTCCAGCTCAACACCAATCGCACGACGCCCCAGTGCCATCGCCGCTTTTACCGTTGAACCCGACCCCATGAAAAAATCCGCAACCAGATCACCAGGACGACTACTTGCGCTGATTATCTGCTGCAGCATTTCTGCCGGTTTTTCGCACGGATGTTTCCCGGGATAGAACTGCACCGGTTTATGTGTCCACACATCCGTGTACGGCACCTGCGCCGTCACACCAAAATACCGCCGCAGATGCTTATATTCACTCTGCAGCTCCACATACTGCCGGTTCAGTGACGTATACGTATCCACCAGCTGGTGGTGGGGCTTTTCCAGTTCACCGCGCTGATGTTTCTCTTCTGCCACCCGGGCAAACAGCGACTGTAATTTCAGATAATCGCTTTCGTTCGGTAGCTGCCACTGACTGGCACTGAACCAGTGCGACACCATGTTTTTCTTTCCTGTGGCATCTGCAATCTGTTTTGCCGTTATCCCCAGGGCCGCGCGCGCATCACGAAAGTAAGAAATCAGCGGGGCCATCACATGCTGTTTCAGTGCACTGCCCTTCGCCGCATACCCGGCATCTTTCGGACGATACGGCCCCTGATAATGTTCCGCGAACAGAATGCGCTCTGTGACGGGGAAATACGCCCGCAGGCTTTCCTTGTTGCATCCGTTCCAGCGTCCGGACGGCTTCGCCCAGATAATATGGTTCAGCACACTGAAGCGTTCACGCATCATGATTTCGATATCAGATGCCAGGCGATGACCACAGAACAGGTAAAGACTTCCGGCAGGTTTCAGCACCCGCCAGAACTGCGCCAGACACTGGTCCAGCCACTTCAGGTAATCATCGTCGCCCTTCCACTGGTTATCCCAGCCCTCAGGCTTCACTTTAAAGTACGGCGGGTCCGTGACTATCAGGTCAACAGAATTTTCGGGTAACGACCGGATAAATTCCAGGCAGTCGGCGTTGATTAACTAACAACTGGATATTTTTACAGTATTAAGCATGGATCATTAAGCCTGTCTCTGATAGGCTCATTCTGCTTTTGCGCAAAGCAGTGGGCCTGAGGTTTGCTTGTGAACCCAACGCATGAGCAGATGGCTGGTGGGTGCCCCTAACACCTACCAGCCGCCCATTTACCACAAATAAAAAAGCCTTTACTGCGGAAGGCGTCTGTAACAACCGAACTGATAGTCTGCCAGACCCGCCATAACCAGCTGGGTCAGTATTAACTGGCAGCGTTCGCGTGAAAGGTAAGTATTCTGCGCAATCTCCCCGACTGTCGCCGGGTCGGTAACGCTTAATTCATTAAACACCACTCTGGCGGTTTCTGTCATATCCTGCTGTTTTAGCATGTCTTTTTCCCTTTTCCGGTTAACGTGACACACCAATAACTCTTGTCGAAAAAGCCAGCAAGCTGAAAGAACGGTATTAATAACCACCAGCGAATTTATTGCGCTGCTGTATATTACGGACACAAAAAAACCACCTTCCGGTGGCTTCCTTGTGCGAAAAAACTTGCATTTCGCCTCGCGATACAGCTTTGCGAAGCTTACAGGAATTCAAGCTGTTTCTGCGTAAAAAAGCAAGCTTTTTTTATCGAAATGAATCGTGCATAGGTACATAAAGCATGTGTTCAGCCACGGCTAACCAACCTGCAATACGTTTCTCACATGTGCTGAAACACCATTCCGGGTGAGTACGATTTAAACATTCTGCCATTTTTCTCTTACTCATTCCCCGTCCTTCGTACCTTTGCCGGAGAATATTGATTAGCCCGGGATATTCCCCAAGCACCTCACTGATAACGCGATCAATAATCAACGCCTCTGTGTCTGTACAATGTGACAACCAGCTCTTCTGCTTCCCTCTGGTCATATCCCGAAAAAATGCCTCAAGTTCCGGTTTTTCCAGCCCGGATTTCTTCATGCTGCGTAAAACCTCATTAACTGCTGTTTTCGTCAGCTTTTTCGAAACCAGTAACCGGTTAAACATATTTCCGGATTTACCCCCACCGATATACGACCACCGCCCCCACATCCGTAATTTCCCCTGGATCCAGACTGCTTCCAGCGTGTTCAGGCGTAAATGTTCGCCGCTTTTGCCTGTAATTTCCGGATATATCATATTTACGCTCACTCACTCTCAATTTTGTAAATCTTCACACCCAGCCGTCCACCAGATACTGGCTGACCACGTACAATATTGATTTCATCAAACTGCTCGTCATCAATGAGCACTCCCGCATGCGTCAGCGCATCCAGCGGTGCTTTCAGAATATTGTCCAGGTCACGACGACGCTTATCCGGTGGCTCTGCAATAATTTTTATTGCCAGCCGTCCGGACAGGCTTAATTTCAGTCGCTGCTGGCGAACAATAAGCGCCACTGCCCGGCGATAACGCTCCCCGGCTTTTGATACAAAATATGTGCTGCCACGACGTCGCCAGTAAGTGTTCACTGTCGGCGGGTAAGGTAAAACCAAATCTATGAGCATCAGTCACCTCTTTTACCCGAGCACGCCAGTCGCAAAGGCGTGATCAAGAAAACGAAAAATTAACTCAATCTGAGAGCCGTACTTTTTCTCAAACTCCAGCGGGTCTGCATGAAGTTCGTTGTGGTGCTCCCGGCACAACGGTAACGTGAAAATATCGTGGGCCTTTGTCCCCATTCCCCCCTGACCATGACCAATCAGGTGATGCGGATCGTCAGCAGGCTTACCACAACACGCACACGGCTGTGTCTTCACCCAGCGCGTGTATTTCTCGTTAACCCAGCGGCGACGTTTAGGTCGTTTCATGAAAGATTCCGGAGACTCAGGATCAACGGCAATGCTGACCACCGTCTTTTCCTGTGGCGGGTTTTGCTGGTGGGCGTGAGGCAGCGGCGCAAGATTTTTTGTGCGCTGCTTCAGTATGCTGGTGGCGGTCTGCTCTCCCGGTACGATGTCGCTTTCACGGTACATTGAGCGGATTTTTTCCGCACGCAACCCCAGCGAACGACGTAATACCGCTTCCGGTAGCGCGTCCGCCACCTGATTGCGGACCGCCCACCAGGATAATTCAGCCAGAGATAATTCCCGTTCCTGTGCACCACTTATTGCGTGACGTATGACGTCAATCATCCAGGCTGTCAGATTTTGTTGAGCAAGCTGCCCGAGTGATTCGGATGTCTGGTCGCGCAGCTGGTTGTCGCAGTGCCAGCACAACACCATTGCGCCGGTACCATAACGGTGAATGACGGTTTCACTGTGGTGATAATCGCCGTGTGGCCACTGGCAGGATTTAACATGACGCAGTAACCAGTCAGACAATGCGCCAGCGCCACCAGCAGCACGAATCACTCGTTCGTCGCTGAAAAATGGCAGTAATGATTTATCCTCCGCCAGCGGCTGGCGAACGGCAGGAACGACCCCAGACGGCAGATTACGCATGCTTTTCGGTTCCGGCTCCACCAGTACCCGGGTATTGTGGAATACCGGCATGGATTCACGGCCCGGCTTAACGATCACCAGCCCGAGTTCCGGTACCAGAATAGGTCGAAGTAATACCCGCACGTTACCTCCAGATGCGTTGCTGGAATGTGCGGGACGGACGCGGTGGGCGTTCGGAGTAAGGAAGCCTGACGGAGATTATCCAGTGACGGTAGTCGAGGCTAAGGGCTTTTTTAACCTCGTATCCGCGCCTGCGGTAACACTGAATTATCCATTCAGCCTGCTCTTCAGTGCATGGTGGATGCTGGAACCAGTCCGATTTGAATGCATGAAAACGCCGTCCGCACCTGCTGGCAAAGACGGCAGAATCATCAGAATTGTGTAATTTGGTATCGTGCGCCATCGGTTGTCTCTGCTGGCGCAGCAGGTGCCAGTTGTTCAGGCTGGCGTATAAAGTATAAATAAACTGGTTCCAGTGTAAAGCCCCTACATTAATGGAATAAAAGTCAAACAACAGATTGTTGGGATAAACACAACGCTTATTATTAAAAGCGATTAGATAAATTAAATTTTAATGTTATGCAATTTTACCAGATCACCATAACATCTCGTTTGAAACCACCGAAACAACAACCATATCAATATTGATTATGTTAAAGTGAGTAAATATGGAAAACAACAAATCTGCACATTACGCTCCTTTTTTATCTGTGATACTTTTTGTTTTATGCTGTGTGTGGGCATTATTTTTATAAAAATATTTACAGATAAAATAAACCCGCCGAAGCGGGTTAAGTGCGGGTGCATTGAGGATGCCTGACACATCAGAGGTGGCGAGGGATTTCTCCCTCGCCGGGTCTCTTACTCCTCAGGTTCGTAAGCTGTGAAGACAGCGACCTCCGTCTGGCCGGTTCGGATTCGTACCTCGCAGAGGTCTTTCCTCGTTACCAGTGCCGTCACTATGACGGTTAAACAGATGACGATCAGGGCGATTAACATCGCCTTTTGCTGCTTCATAGCCTGCTTCTCCTTGCCTTTCGGCACGTAAGAGGCTAACCTAGATTTGCCGTTCATAGATTGAGCCTCAGATTAATGTTAAGCGTCTTGCAGGACGCGTAATGTTAACTGGGGCTTTTCTCTATCTGCCGTTGGTGTTCATGCCTGAGACAGATAGCCTCAAGCACCCGCAGCCATTCTACTTAACTCCCGTCACCTCGCCAATATGAAATCAGTCAGAAAGGCGATCCATAAGAACAACAGCAAGGCAATAAATTGCCATTACAGCAGCAATAGCCAGCGCACATTTGAGAACCAGCACCACAACCTCCTGTATTGGACGTACACCAGTCCTGATAAATATGAGGCTGTCTCGTCAGTGATTCAATACAACTATTGGGTATAGTTTCTGTGATTTTGTTCTGTAGAAATGGAACACAACAACCAGTCACCACCAGCACTTCTTTAAATACGCCAAGTCCGACGCAAGCTAACCTTCTAGGCCGCTTTGAGCGAAGAGCGGACGCTCGCATCTGTCCCAACACACTGAGGGCTTCACGAACACCTAGGTGTACTCGTCAACTGGGAAAAAGTCAGATTATCTGCGTAAGTTTCAGCGTAAAAATTGGGCACTATAAAAGTGCCCAAACTGTAGAAAAATACATAATGCTATGTATCTGAGCCAAACATAGAGCGCCGCCTTGTTATTTTATAATAAGTGGGATTTTCATTATCCACCTCAAAATCAGAGAAGAAGTGGTTATCTCTTAATGCTGTTAATAAACTTTGATTAGTTGAATCAACTTCAATTTTAGGTTTGCCTCGCCCCAAAATTTTACTGAACTCCGATAAACCAAGCAGATCAAGATACTCTTTGCAAGTCGTCTTACTCAAATCCTTACCCGGCAACAAAGCGATTAGCAGTGCTATTTTATTCTGCATATTCAGTCCCTCTGCGACAAACAGGTTTTTTAGTAACGGTTCAGAAACATCATTAGGACTTGCTATCAATGCTGATATATCCTGTATTGCTCGACTCAAGATGAGCGACTGAGTAGAGGTTCCCCAAGTTTTATAAGATGACGTCAAGATTAGAAGTTCATCTGGTTTAAAATTATTTTCTAAAATATAGTCATTAACGACCTGAGAGTAATTCTTACTATAAATAGCCAACGGAGTTTTAACAAACTCGAGTAGCTTAACTTTCAAATCATCATCAACTTTCCAAGAAAGTATTGATATAGCCTCATCCAAAATAAAGTTATCAATCGTCATTAATTCAACGTATGCCCTGATATTCTTATGAATATAATAGGAAAGTTGCTCTGAATAGTTATCTCGTATGAAATTAAGTGGCGCAACATTCATACGAATAATATTTTTATCCACTAATATTTTGAACTTATCACTCGCGATATCACTAGCGCTAAAGGATGTTTTACAAATAATATTTAGTGAGCAAATTAATTTTTCATATTTATCATTTGATAAATCATTACAGATAACAATCGATTTAAATAATTTACCTTTAAGCTCGTTATCAATATTAATATTTTGAAAATTCAGGTCTACATCAGTTCTATTGATAAATTCGATAAGTGAGTCATCCAGTCCATCAACATGTTCAAAATAAGAGACAATATTTTCCTCAGAGCACACTGCTCTATCTTTATCCAACAAAGATGACCATAAAGATTCGCTCTCAACCTCACTCAGAGATGTCACGAAAGTTTGCAAAGCGTTTATATACTGGCCTTTTTGTTCATCAGATATTCCCTCATTATTAAGAACGGATAAAACAATGGATTCATCATCCACGATTGAACCATCACAACTAGATAAAACCATATCCAGATAGTCCCTAATATGGTTATTAACATAACTAGCCAAGGGAGAATCAGGTTGTGACATCACTAGTGTATAGTTCTTATGGCGAATATCATCTTCACTATTAAGCGTGTAAACCTTACTCAGCATTAAGGTCAGGTTGGAAAAATTAATATCATAAAGTGAATGCTGGTAAACCGCATCAAAGAGTACTTTATTTGCGTTTTCAAATTTAATACTGACAAAAGAGACGTTAAGCAACTTAAAACCACTAATTAATTTGTCAACCTTTGGTTCTGATATTGCTAAATAACCTGCCGAATCAGAGATGTAATCAGTCAGACAATCATCAATATTAATGGCCTCGATGGCGTCATTGGCAGAATAATAAAACGTGCCTATAGAGTAGAGTTTAACCCAATCAGCAGAAAATTCACTCTCTGTCAGCGCATAAGAAAAAAACTCAGGCCACTGTGTATTTAATCGATTAATGAAGACAGGCTGAGCCCTCTCAGTTTCAAAGTAACCACGAATAAACTCAACTCTTCTATCTTTTCTTAGTTGTTTGAATAAACGTTTTATTAAGTTTACCAGGGCTGGCGTTTGAAGCAGATAAGCTAATAAATCAAAATTAAGCGCCTCTTCCTGTTCAAAATCCACTTCTCGAAGGCGGGCAACGACCAGCTTGGGGTTCTTGAGTTGATAAGTGAACTCTTTGCCTTTTTGATCGGTAATGCTGCGTAAAAACATCTTATCAATTCGACTCAGGCTATTTTCATAAAAATAGGTCATATAGTCGGTATAGGTTTCATCAATATAACCATCACGAATAAGGTATTTAAGCAAGTCAAAATACTCACTGCTTTTTATTTCATTAAAGTCTCTTTCCTCTCCAATTTCATTGGTATAGGTGAGTTTAAATATTTCATCAATGTTTTCTCTAGTTATTACTTCTTTAAGTCTTTTGTTTCTAGAATCAACCAAACTTTCTCTTGATCTTGATATAAGCTCATTAATTTCTTCTATTTTACCATTAAATTTATTTTCAACACTTTCTTTTCTAGCCGCCCTTCTCTTTGCTATATCAGCTTTCTCAGCCTGATTATAGTGAGGATGATTATTATATCTAGATAATTCCTTATCGTATATAGCATCAACCTCCTGACTAGAGTTGAGTATTTCATCATTGATTGCCTCAATCTCTTTTTTTCTATCTCTAATATCTTTTTCTATTTTCTTTATTTCTTCAATAATAAGGTTGTCTTTTTCACTAAATATGGTATAAACCATACCTTGATTAAGTTGCAACTCACTAAAATCTCTTGGGAAAATATTCTTATAGGCAATAATGGCCAACATTTTATTACAGTCAAGTTCTGTCGTGTTTAATTTGTTATAATAAATTTGAAATTCGTTATAAATATTCTTCAATATTCTCATGTCATCAATATATAAAGACATCCCTTGTAGAAATCTTTCATTGAACAACTTGAGAATACCACCACCATCAAAATGTGTGATAAACTGATCGTAAGAGTTAGAACTATCAACAACAGGAATAACTGGAATGATATAATCAAAGAATTTGGTTCTATCCTTCGAAATGAAGATATCATCACGAAGCAAGTAAATAAAACGTAACGTCGATTTCTTGTGCCCTGCTGTGTCCCGTTGAATATTAACCAGTCTGTTAACCTCATGAAGACGTTCAAAGATGTTATTACTATTAAAACGGTCCATGTCTTCAAAAACAATGGCATCAGCATCAACGTTCTCGAAAAGGTACAATACTTCATTTAAATATCTATCGAAATAAGACTCGTTACTTTCTTCAAAAATCTCTATTTCATTACCCTGTAAATTTATTTTCTTAAGAACATTACGATTCTTTTGGGTTTTTATTAACTTGTAAATGAAAATACAAGATAGGATAGTACATATAAACCCACTAATTAAAAGCGTATCGTATTTAGTTGATAATGTAAGTAGTGTCTTTATATTACCTTCAGATAAAAGTGAAACAAACTTTTCCCACTTATTAAATAGCGTGATATGTAGTATCATAGCGATAAATAACACCGTAAAGATGGTGTTTATCACAATGTTGTTAGTTTTTATTTTTTTCTTTACTTTAAAATGTGTCTGGGGAATATCATCAGCATTAATTTGGTGAATTAACTGGTTAAGAACTTTACCTTCTAACGCGGTTTCATTTATATCTTTACTTGGTTCATTAGTTTCAGCTTCCTCAATCGATCTGAAATGAGCAAGTGAGATATGAACAAACTTTATATTTGAATGACTTTTCTTATAGGATTCGATAAGACTACTTTTTCCTGCGCTATATTGCCCTGATATCGCAACATTTTTTAGATCGTTATTGGCAAAAACAAAATCTATCGCATTTTTATATACACCCAGCTCAACATCGCTGAACGGCGTTAACTTTTGAAATTTATAGCTATCATCACTCATTGATATCCCTTCCCAATCTTCACCGAGAGAGCTGGCTTTCGGAGTTAATCAAACAAAATCATGCAGATAAAATTTCGCCTTATTATAGCAGACACAACTGCAAAGATTAGCTAAAGCCTCGTTGTTTTCTTCATCTATCCCTATAATTTTACACTACAGTTAGCACTTACTATACCTGAAAGCTTTGCTCGTAAAGAGCACAATCGCAAGTCAGCAAAGCACGACTTTGCAATCGAGCGCCGCTAAAACAGTGCTGAATCGCTACGACTTAGGCAGCCATCTTATCGGTTGGCAGATAATTTCTAACTTCCGCTTCTGGCACAAAGCGGACAACCACGATAGCTCTATCCTGTGCCACAAAATGTCAATTCACATCTTAACTAATGCATTTTAATCTCGTCACTTTAATAAATACCGAACATTCCCCTGATAAAACGACAATATGCGCTGCATAACTTCGCTTTTACGACACTCAGTACAAATTATATTATGATGCCTGTCGTAACGACGTATTTCTCCATCAGGTAATGACCAGATAAGGTCCGGATCAACCGCAGATGGTTTCTTCAGCTTTGCCCTTGAGAGCTTTTTACGGGCATTTTGCCAGTCCTTACGCGCCTGTTCAGACGGGAATAACCCGTAACCAGAATTGTATACATCACCGCTGGCAACCAGCTCTCTCGCGAGAACGCTCATCAGATATCTTGTCGCACCTGTCTTGACTTCCAGTTGTCGTAACGTCTCACGCCCACTCTGGCGTACGAGTTCAACAACCTGCCCTTTAATTTTTTCTCGCTCTTCTTGTGTAAATACTTTTGCCACAAGTCCTCCTGAAAATTACCTCATGACCTGAAATAAACACTTACCCCCTGAAGCCCGGCGGAATTTCGGTATCCGGTTCAGAAATATGATTCACACAACGCTGGTTGTTCGTGCCGTTTACCGGGAGCAACCAGGGGTTTTCAAAATTCCGGTCCGGTCCAAAAAACGTCGTCGCTCGCTGAACAAATTCCGTTCCCGTTTTCCCGGTAACCGCTAGGTATCTTGCGTAACGCCTCACGCCATCCAGCATGGCCTCTGGTGGCACCCCCTCGCGTAATCTGGCCTTCCAGGCACTGAAAGCGGATTTCTTCGGGTTTGCCCCGGCACGCAACGGGTACTCCCGCCAGATCTGTTCGAACACATCCGGATAATCCACTCGTCCCACAGACTGCCCGGTGTTTTCCGGGACTACCCGATCGGCTTCCCGCTGAATGGCGGAATCGGCTTCGGGCTGCCGCAGTTGGTGTGATTGCTCCGGCCTTGCGGTCATCACCTGCTGCACAGCGCCCGAATCGGCTTTCAGCGCATACGCTGAATCGGCTTCCGGTGTCGTGCCTGCTGGCTGACCAGGATTGACGGTCTGAACATCCCCTGCCTGGTTCGTGGCGTTTTTTGCGCCATGGACCATAGTGTTTTGATCTTCTTGATCTGTATCTTTATCTGTATCTTTATCTGTCGTGACTCGTCGTGACATGTGCGTGACATTTCGTGACGCGCCGTGACAATCGCCATTTTGTTCCCGCTTTCTTTCCCTCTCTCGCTGCGCCCTCTTGCGCTCTGCAGGAGATTTTGCGGTTTGCGAAATATTGCCGTTGTCCTCTTTCAGCACCTGGCGTTTTTCCCATCCAGTGATTAAATCACCATCAAGTACCCGCCCCTGCATCGTCTGCAAAATTGAATCAATTACCTCTTCTGTCACGTCGAGCGCACTTGCCAAATCTTCTGTCGTGACATCAATGTGACCTCGCGTGACATTTCGTGACGCGCTCACCAGGAGGTGGATATACACTGCCATCACTGTTGCAATTGGCTGCCCTGACACCCTGGCAATTGTTCGCCACTTAGGGTCATTTGGCATGTCATGCCATAATCTGAGCCAGGCGTTAGCCATACTCACCTCTTCTGATACCGAATCTTTTTACTCACGAGTTGCCGGAAGCGATTCGATATGGCTATTATCACTCAATGCACTGCCACAGCATTTCCTGCCGGGCCACCACGGTTCATCTGATTGAAACCGGCGATTGCCACTGCGACAAAATCATCAGCGTCTCTCACCAGTCGCTCCCGCGTCTCCACCAGCTCCCGAAAATAAGCTGAACTGTGGCTGCGCATTCTGGCCACCAGCAAAGGTGGCATTGCCTTTTCGATCGCTGGTAACAACGCCTGAATTTTTTCAACTGCATCAGGGGTGTCTTTCTCCACCCAGCGGAAAATTTTCTGGGTATTGCGAGCCAGGGCTTCCGGATGGCTGTCGTCATACAGTTCCGGGAACGTCATACCCAGTTCAAAATAAGCCCTGGTTATTTCAGCTGCCGGAACTTTTTCACCGTCCGGATGCGCCCAGGCATTCATCGCCATGCGGATGTGTTCATGCTTGATTTTCATGAATCATTCTTTCCTTCGTTCGAGGTGCTATCCTGCTTCTTGTAAAGTTCTGGGTTGTATTTCAATTCACCGTTAGTAATTTCATCCAGTTCCATTGCGCGAAGTTTGGGAATAACTGCTTTCCACCGCACAACAGCCACATGTGAAATTCCAAGAGCCTCAGCTACTAGTCGCTTTTTTTTGAAATAGCGCAGAACATCATCTTTGAACATAAAACTCTCCTGTTATTTCGAGCAGGAGGGTAACAATAGTTACATAGGAATGTCAACCATAGCAACATCACTTGGTAGTAACATTGGTTACATGAAAAACACTATCAGCGAACGTATTCGGAATCGTCGAAAAGACGTTGGATTAACCCAACAGCAGGTTGCGAAAGCAATCGGCATATCTCGTGTATCCGTAACAAAATGGGAAAATGGCTCTTCAAAACCTGACGGTGAGAATTTGCATCTACTGTCAAAATTGCTTTCCAAATCTCCTGAATGGATTCTTTATGGAAAGGACGGTCACGATAAAACCGATGATCTGCGTCTGAATCAGTATCCTTACATTAGTGACAACATCGCCCGGTTGCCCGTTTTAACGTGGGAACAGGCTGGTTATTGGGATATGAGTTGTCCAGTAACCGAGATTCCTGGCATTAAGAATTGGGTTGATGTCATGACAAAAACCGCTGAAAACTCTTTTTTATTGCATGTTGAGGGAGATGCGATGACAAACTCTAACGGCCTCCCAACCATCCCCGACGGATCTACCGTGCTGATCACACCATGCTCAAGTAACATTAGAGAACTGGTGGGAAAAATAATCTTAATCCAATTGGAAGGAACGCCAAACGTAACACTAAAAAAAGTTGCAATTGACGGACCAAACATCTATCTGTTGTCACTGAATCCGCTTTACAAACCCATCGAACTGAATGGTGGTTACACCATTAAAGGTAAAGTTTCACAAATACATCAATACTTAGACTGAGTCAGAACCCGCATTCATTGCGGGTTTTTCACGCTCTCAAATGTACCTTTTACAACATCGTATTGACTCGAAAGGTAACTCTTGTTACCTTAACAGCATACCAACCCACCCCGCCCCACAGAATGCAGGGCAATACTTCGAGTTACCAGGCAGTGGTCAGGGGTTAAGTAGCCAGCCCGAGGCGTAAGAACATGACGGCAGGGTTCAACTTTAATAACTATGCAGCAGGTTTTTGTTCCGCTACCCCGGCGTTAAGGGGAAACAGAGGATTTCTCAGTGGGCGAAGTCAAACATCAGAATGGAAGGCGTCCAGGGATCAGCAAAGAAACAGCGATGGCGCTTTATATTGATATCAGCGCCATTGCCGGACAGGTAAGAATTATCAGAGCGGTAACTAAGCGGTATGCGCCTTTACTTCAGAAAGTCTCTGGTGAGTGCACCGAAGATATTGTCAACGATTTCGTCATCAAACTGCGAGGACTCATCTTCAGTTACAAGGTGACCACAATTTTTGCAGATGGCTCCCGCGAAACTGTCAGAGCCCTGCGGTTTAAAGGATGTGTCAAAGACTTCGCCACCACATTCTGGGCAAGAAAACTTGATTGTATTCATAACCAATTTCCTCTCGAGTAACAGACCCCTCAGAGGATACCACCTCGCCTGACGTGGTTAAAAGCAGGCAACGCTAACCACAAGGAGCCGACATGCAGAAACGAGAACCCGTCATCATCGCGCCAGACTATACCGATGATGAACTTTATGAGTGGATGCGCCAGAAAATTAATGCAGCGCAGGATTTGAAATGGGCCAATGAAGCCAGGGCTAAGCAGGCTGAAAATCTGTCCGCTCTGGAGCAGGATATCACCAATCTGGAAAAAGCAGCGGCATTAAGCATTGCCAGAATGATTACATACCCGCGTTAGTAGCTAATCAACAAAGCTAAGGTTAGTAATTAAGGAGTTCTCCACGGGTGAGGTGGAGTGCGTGCGCCGGACACGGGTGAGCATCCGGCATTGACAGTTTACTGAAAGGATATTTCCCTGAAAAGTCAGACCATAACGCGAAAGCGCACGGCGAG